CCTTATATTTTTAAAACATTGTTATAAAGCATTATTACGGCGAGAGGGCGTGTCCTTATAAAAATAAGATTTAGCACGCCCTCTCGCCTAAAGATTAAAAAAGACATCTACAAGGTACGCTATTCGCTTTTGGCTTAAAAGACTTCTGCTACCACTCGCACACTCGCACGCAGTAAGTCAGCCATAAAAAAAATAAGTGCAACATACGCACTTAACTAAAAAAAAGGACTAATGAGCCCTTTTATTTCTTAAACCATTCCAAGAAGAGATTAAACAATGCTAAAATCGGAAACATTACTTCAAACAGATCTAAACGCAAATTATCAAATCGTTTACATTTTGTTTCAATAAAACGAATACTTATAGCACCAATTATCTCTAAAAATAGATAATAAGAAACAAAAGCTAAATAATGATCTAAAGTTACTTCAGTTAAAAATAATTGGCTATGCAAAGTAAGACCAAAAAAGATAAACATATACTTTGAGTATTTCCAATTCTCTAGAAATATAATAAATTTACTATTCTCTAAATTATAGAAGAATGTTTTCATCATTCATTGCCCACTAAGAGCCATATAAACGATTAAGAAGCCGATTAAGACCAAACTAACACCAAAGGTCATTCCACTCATAAATACTCCCCATCAGCGTTTATACAGTCCTCTAAAGTCTTTTTAATCATAAACATATCATCGCCACTCAATACTGAACCACCTTTCTCAATTCTATGGGCATTGATCTGATCCATATCAAGCTCATTAAACATTTTAATACCCTCATGGAACAGTTTATTGAACTGTTCGCCATAGGTATCTTCTAGATCTGATAAGAACACTTTAGCAAGTGTTTTCGATACACTTAATTCTAACCAAGCCTTTTTTCTCTGAATTGATGTTTGAATAGCTTTGCTACTAAGTTTTAATTTACTAGTAACTTTAATAAATTCACTCCACCACAATGCAGAGTCCCAACGTGATCGTTGTGCATTAGATTCATTCTTTTCTTTAAAATCTAAATAGTTGAACAAAGCGGAATTTGCGACTTCCGTAAAATTGTTTTGATTAAGTATCTGAACAAGATTACTACAAGATTCCCCTCTTATTCTTAATTCAATTCGAACCCAATGAGTTATCTCTGGATCTATAACGTAATCAGCCGACTTACGTTCTTGAAGCTTGTTATAGATCATGCACATTGTTTCACTTGCTGATGATCCAAACTTTACAGATTCGCCTGTGGTAGTTCCTGTTTCTGTTTCAACTTCATCAAATATCAAAGCTTTTCTTGCTTTGGTTACCACAAAGCCGTTTTTAAGATAATACTTGATCGTTGAAATCTTAATCAAATCATCATTGAAACAATCCCAAGCAATATCTATACGACTCATATTGGCTTTATTCTCTTTGCAGTAATCTAAGAGCCACCAAAAAGTGAAATTCTTTTCGAATTCTCTACAACCATAACCACTTAGAATCAAATGAACGCCCATATTACGATCGTAATTGGTCAATATTGACCCAAGACCCTTATCAAAAGAAGTAGGATCCTTGAGACTAACCATAAACTTAATCTTTTCGCCGAGTGTAAACGTTGTATTGTAGTATATAAACCCAGCTTTAGTGATCGTTAAGCGTTTATCGTAAACATCTATTCCAAAGTCTCTAAACAAAATAGAAAGTTCTGTATGTTTGAACGTGCATTCAAACCAATCAAAGAGCAAATCATACTGTTTTCTACTCATAATTTAATCCTTTCTTTGTGAAAATATTCGACTTTTTACGCACTGTATCGGTACAGTTGCGTTTTGGCTTTTAAACACAGGAGATTTTAACGTTTCTGTGCATTTAGCACCGACGTGTTACAGAGGTCGGTGCGTTCTTTTAAGGCTTTCTCTCTAGAAACCCCTGGTTTCACGTTGCTTCGCGCCTTCTTCCTCAAATGAAGCCACCTTCGTGGCGTGTCTTATCGTGCTTCGCACGATGTTTTAATAGTGCTTGACTGCCTGTGCAGTCAACGAAAAGATAAACAGTAATCTGCCTATTAGGAAAGTGGCAAGAGATTGATCATCGAAAAATCAGAACAACCTAGAATTATTAACTTCAAGATCTGTGGTGTTTGTTGCCGAGTTTGGCAAAAAAACAAGAAGTATGCAAGACTTGGAAAGTTCACTTATAACTTAGAGCTTATGAACAACCCAAATACCAAAGCGATAAAGCGTTGTTCCTATCATTCATCATTGGGCGACTTGCCAGTCGACCCACTGATGAACTCATTAGGAACCAAACCTTCTTTAGCTGTTCTTTGGATCCTTTGGAAAGTATCATAAGAGTTTCTAAGTTCAGGAGTGTGAACAAAGAACCAAGTCTTAAAAAGTTCATACTTCTTAAATCTGTTTTTTTCGTTATCCCAAAGCTCAGGTCGAGAGACAAGAACAAACGTTATACAACCAAACAGAGTCTTTGGAAGATAGACATATTCAGGAATTGCCCTGATGTCTTTTACTATGAGTCCAAATCTTTGAGCAGTCCCAATAGTCATCTTTCTTTGTTTTCTTTGTTGGTTTAGATCTTGCAACAGTGTAGGCGGAAAATTACGAGAATCACGATTATTAAACCATATGCTAATCTCATCAATAAGAAACGTAACCCCAAATTCGCCATTATTGTTCTCAACAATATCAGACCAACCGTTGAAAACAGGAACTATTCTTGAATCCTTCGGATCGAGAGCCTCAGCACGAACTACTGGATCGCCCTCTGTCATAACTGTAAAATTTGCGTAAGACAATGACTTAGGATACATCTTTTTAATCTTCTGTGAAAGATAAACCATCGAAATCGTTTTACCTGAACCTTGACCACCACAGAATAAGATTGTTCCATAATAAGGATACTTATTGGGATCACGAGTAAATATGTCTTTTGCTAACTGTTTGGGAAAGCTTATGACCAATCTTTTTAAGATTCCTTCTTGTTTCCAAACAGAATTAAACTTTGTAATCTTGTAACCTTTTGAACTTAGTTTAACCATATTCAATACAAACGAAATAATGACAGGCGAGAAAATACCAATAATGAAATAACCTACTGTTGAAACTAAAGCGAAAATAAGCTTAATCGTAGGCAATATGAAATTCATTTAAAACTCCTTTAGTCTCTTTTAGACCAGTAATGAAGAAAGATTAAACTAGGGACAACGATGATCATATAGACCAACCATCGTGTAAACACGTATGTTAGGGCCATATGAGGTTAACCCACTGCATACCAAATCGGACAGTGGCTAGAGTAAACAGAACCGCAAAGATAGCTCCAAATGTTTCATATGGAACAAAGGCATTAGTTGTATAAACGATTCCACCAAGAAAATTTAACGATGATGCAAGACCGCTTAAATCAACATTAATATTAAGAAATGCACTTATAATACCGTAAACTGAGTTCATTAAAGAAACAAATAAATCTAGAATTATATTAGAGATCATGTTGCAACCTGCCCACTAATTAAAGTTTGTACTTCTTTGAATAATCTAGGCATAAACAAAGCCCACAGAATAAATGAGAAAATATTCTTTAAAAATGGAGCAACTGGTAAAAATGGATCGAAGATCATAGCCTTCATATCCCAAGAAACCTCTGTTCCAAAAACAGTCCCAGTAACAGGTAAAATTCTAGTTCCCGGTAAATTAAGCTTTGAATAAAAATTAGTGATATTAGTTATTAAGGATAATGGTTTATTAAATTGAGTTATAGCTGTACTAAATGAATAAAGTTTTTGAGAACTAGGAACAAACCAAGTACTAATAGAGTTAGTTAGTGATGTTACAACATCGTAAACAAGTTGAGTAAAACCAGAAGTTAAACCACTTGAAATATCAGTTAACCACATAATCATATCTGTAATTCCCTCTTTCATCCAAGTAAGATCTAAAGAGACATCACCGAAAATCGTATCAAACTTTAAAATCAACTTTTCAAAACCGGGATCTTCAGTAAGTGAAACAATCCCTAAATTTTGAAGAATACTTGTAGGGACTTTTTTTAGATTATAAGTCGATTCCATGTTTAGAACTGTTAAATCAGCACAATACATATCACAATAAGGATCATAATATCCTGTTTGTGTTTTAGCTATGATATTTGTGTAATAAAGTGTGTATGCAGAAATTGAAGAAATTTCTTCGTTAATAAAATTTGTTGTATAAGAATAAGTCGCATAATAAACCCTAGTTGCTTGTGTATAACGATAAGATACACAAGGGTTAGCACTTGAGCAATAACGCATTAAATAAACGTTATCAATGTCATTTAACAAAGTTGCATCATTATCTGCATCAGCAAACAAGAAACTTGCGACATTGACCTTTGGAATCAAGAGAACAGTCCAATAATAATTGGAAGTTGTATAAACAAGATAATCATAATCTGTATACCAGTTAGCTTGTCTAGTCTTTACATCAGTTAAAATCGTTGTAAGATAAGCATCTGTAATCGTTCCAACTGTTAAACCAATATTAACCGCCTTAACTGGTTCAGTATTAAAGAGTGAACCGAGTAAGAGCAAAGATGAAAACATAAGAGTAATAAATATTCGATTAAACCTATTTTTCATAGATTATCCTTTCGTTTTAAAAAGGAACCCGAAGGTTCCTTTATTCTACAAATTGCCTCCGCCTGATAACATGGAACGGAAGGTTGAGATCCCGATTCTGATTCCAAGCAATAACAACATGATAGGTATACCCACTGGAATCAACTGATAGATGATTGTCAGCATTGGAGTAGTATCAATATTCGATAGATCCAATGTAGGAACCGTAGGAGTTGTTGCTAAGAACAATAAAAAGTTCATTTGGTGCTCCTTTCTGTCTTAAAATAAAGACTTTAATACATTCCATATGAAGACCGCAGCAATGATCCCACATAGACCAATAAACAGATAATTTACTGCTAGACTGATTTGTTGAATCATCAAGTAAATATCGTTTAGTTTGGCAAGTTGATAGAAGCTAAGCTCACAGTTAATCTCACCGAGACACTGTGTTATTTCGAACACTGGCATTTTTTGACCTCTGTTTATCTAACCTTTTATTCACTGCTTTATCAAAGAAATAACCAATGAGTAAGACAAGCGTAATCGTTGATGTAATCTTAACCAATGCAAGATCGTGAGCATTCATCTGAAGAAGCTTGTGATATACGTATAACTAGAATAAATAAACCCAGTAACTACAAGCATTAGAACGATGAATTTACCAAAATTAGGCAGTTTCTCAAAATACTTCATATGCCACTACTTTACGATAACAATTGAATCAAGGGATCCATACTTGTTAAATACTGGTTCAACTTCTTTTCCAAAATAAGATTCGATAGGACTTGTAAGAACTTTTGAAATGTAGGCTTCTTGAACGGTATATTTACCGCCTTTGAAACCTTGACCATTTTCTGGGTTAATAGGTTCATTGTAATGAATCGAGACCCCTTTAATATTCTTATTTGTCTTCTTATCCACGAAATCGAAAGCTGATATACCAATAACTTTAACTCTGAGCATTTACGCTCCTCTCTACGCTTTTCTGCGTTTATTTATGTAAAGCGTTTTTAACGCTATTTACCAAGCACTGATTCGATTAACTTAAATGTTTTGAACGTTATGTTTATCGTAAGAATTAAGACCCAGTAGACTACAACGAACTCTACCAAGTTTGATTAAGCTCAAGAAGTAACTGATCTGTCTTTGTCATATTCTCTAATGCTCTTAACTGACGTTCCAACTGGTCGAAGCTCTTTAACAACATAACGGATCGATCGCAAATCTTGAAATACTTATCAATGTAGTTCAAGAAGAACTCACTATGATCAGCACCCTCAGGTCTGTGAATACAAACTTGAATATCTAACTTACGATAATTCGAATGTAAATGATCGCTATACAACCACCATTTCATATCAGGAAACAAGAACGTAAGATTCTGATAAAGAATTTTAAGATTAAACAATTCTGCTTGTTCAGTCATAATATTTTCTAGTTACCTTGTTAAATGCTTTTAAAAATGCAAAAGTTAGATTAAATCGTTTTTGCTCTGCAGTTAAATTACGTTTTCTTGGTTGTAATTTACCTTGAGCTTTTAAGATTGAGTTAGGATTAGTTTTGTGTTGTCCCATATTTATTGGTCGCCATTGGACCCCTTTCTATAAAAAGTGAACACTTTTTATAAGTGCTCACTTGGGGTATTGTATATTATGTAATATTTCAATATCTCAAGTGGGCATTCAGTTTTAACTACATTTTGTTTTCAAAGAACGTTTTTATGCGATTCTTTGGCTTTCGCCCTGCTCTGCCTTTGCTTATGATTCCTTTGGATCCGTAGATAGAGGTGTTTACTTAGTCCATTTGTGAGGACTTGAACACCCAGTGGCGGATTATCAGTTAAGCAACTAACGTAAATTATTTCTATACAGAACCACCCATAATAATCTCTATCCCCTACATCGACATGCTTGTATTCCTCTGTGGGTCTAGCTTGATAACCCAGTCTTGGGTTAAATGAGTTTTGAACCACTGGAAGCGTTAATGTAGATCTAATCTTCATATCGCCTTTGGAGTTTACCCAAATCGTTTGATAATGACCATATTCAGAACCGAAGTTCATTTTGATTCTTTTTTTGTGGTGCATTGTTTACCTGTCTTAAGAATAACACCATATATTTTAGTTGTAAATAGTATTATTACCATTTTTATACTTAATTTAATATAAATGCTATATTTAGAGTATGAAATTGGTTAATTTAGCAAAACTAAGAAGCATAAATCATCTCTCTCAGCTTGAAGTAGCTGAGTATTTAAAAGTTCACGTGACTACTTACAGTAATTACGAAACAGGAAAAGCAATATTAGACGCTAACCAACTAATTAAGTTAGCAATGCTATTCGACACAAGCATTGATTATCTACTTGGACGTAAGAAAATCGTGCGAATCACAACCTTTGAAAACATTGATGGCGAGTTCAAAGAAGTGCCTACCCTTGCAGATCAGATACACGAGAAACTAAAAAAGGGCTAGATGTTCGCCCTTATATTTTTAAAACATTGTTATAAAGCATTATTACGGCGAGAGGGCGTGTCCTTATAAAAATAAGATTTAGCACGCCCTCTCGCCTAAAGATTAAACAAAGACATCTACAAGGTACGCTATTCGCTTTTGGCTTAAAAGACTTCTGCTACCACTCGCACACTCGCACGCAGTAAGTCAGCCATGAAAAAAATAAGTGCAACATACGCACTTAACTAAAAAAAAGGGCTAATGAGCCCTTATATTTTTAAAACA